GTCAATAGTTGCAGCGTTAGCAGTAATGTTTCCGGTTACAGTAACATTGTTCACTGTTGCTGTGGTGGTAGTAATATTACCAATCAAATTACCACCAACTATCAAGTTTCCTTGAACAGTGGCCTTGGTCGCTGTAAGACCGCTGGCCGAATCAACAGTGACAATTTTGGATAATGTATTACTACCTACTGCACAAGTCCAAATACTGATATTACTACCAGTGGCACTAGGGGTATAGTTTTCTATGGCCTGATAAACAATGCGGGCCGATCCGCTAGGCGAAACAGCGGTTCCGTTATGTCCGGTGCTGGAGATACGAATAATTTCGTCGCCGGCTTGCACCGCTGTTGGTACGGTTAGGTTACCGTTTATTCTTCTACCAACAAAGGCTGCAAATGCGCCAATAGCGTCATTGTACAATCTGCAGGGGTCGTCATTGTTGCCGGTTAGTTGTAGCATAACACCGGTGTTGAGTGGAGGACTTACTCGTCCAGTGGTACTGCCAATGATTTTTACTGCGCCGGCCGCAGGATCGGCTGCCGGAACCAAAATGGTAATCTGACCGTCGCTGCTGGCCTTAAAATAGGGTGCTGTCAGTGTTGGACCGTTAGTGGGATGAAAGAAAACATTTCCCACCAAGGAAACATTACCTGACCCGTTTGTTTCAAGTACAACATCTTCATTGGGGTTAACAGTACTGATTGTAGTATCGGTAATCGACAGGTTGCCAATGCCTAAAGGTAATCCTGCGGTGTCGATGGTCAAAGTACCATCTACCGAAACATTGGCACCGGGCCCGGCTTTAATACCACCAACAACAGTGGATGTAGCAATAGTATAAGGGATAGATAAACCGCCCGGAGTAACACCGTCGCTTAGTTTAATTACACCATTTGTATTATCGTAGAACAGTCGGCCTTTATGACCAACATAATTGGCAGCGTTAGACACTGCACCATTTCTACTTACAAAAAAATCGTAAATGGCCATTTAGGTTACATGTCCAAGGGTTCGTCGTCACTAGCAATCTGTAACACTACAGGACCAATGCCGGCGTTACGCTTCATGATATCCATCTCGCTATCTGCATCTTCGCAACCGCATGGAGTTTGACCGCATGCTTCACAGGGTTCATCATAGATAGAATCTACACCTGTGGCTTTTTTAAGCAACTCTAGTTTTTGCTGCAAGGGTGCAACAAAAGTGTATCCTTCAGTATGGTCGGTATTGTCTACTTCCACAGGCTCCATTGTGCCACGATTATGTTCGCCGCCGTTAACTGCTGCGGTCGCTTGATTATCAATTACATCTGCTAATTTGCGTAGAATTTCGCTTGCTTTCATTTTAGTTTACCTTAAACATGTCCGGTCCACGGACGATGTGCCACTAGCGGTCCGGGATTATCAACTACTGTATTTCCTGAGTATTGAGTTGGTAATGCGGTAATATCGTACACATTCCAATATCTGTAGGCAGTTTTTGTAGGATCAACCGATCCAGAAATAGTACCGTCACGAGCCACAGTTTTTCCCTGACGCTTGGCTTGTGCAATGTTAAGCTTGGCCACTTGCTTTGCTTGTTTAGTGGATAAGGTGGAAATTCCGTTAGCTGCCATATTTGTCTCAATGTATATTTGTTATTTAGCTTACGGGCAGCACAATCGCAGCCAAAAAGAAACCCGCCTAAGCGGGTTAAAGTACTACTTAGAAAGGTGCTACCATGAAACTACTGTACTACATAATTTTCAAGTTCAAAATAACTGTTACCTCGGGCAATGCTTGCTTCAATTATTTTGTCCCACTCACCTGAAGCTTCTGCTTCAAAACGGCGTTCAGCAGCATCTTCGATTAAATCAATTAAGGTAAGCAGTCCTTGTGCATACTGCTCATCATCAGGATCTTCAGCGTCATCTAGCATGGTACCAATATTGTCCCGCATGAAATCAATCACTGCTTCCATTTGCAGCAGATCTAGGTCCTTAATTTCAATACGATCTTCAAGAATATCGTCAACAAGTTTTTCAGTACTGTTCATTATAGGGCCCGAATATAGTTGATAACTTCGTTTGCTTCCGGAAAGCCTGCGTATTCTCGTGCTAAAACTGCATCTTCGATCATTTCCATTTGCATGGTGTGAAGTTCAGCTAGAGTTTCGTTAATGATTTGGCGCTTACGATTTAGGCTGTAACGCACAGTTCGATAATTGCCTTGACTGTAATCGGGATTCATTTGTTTCTCCTTAATCCGGTGCTACATTAGAATCAATTGCACGGCCTTCAAAATGATCTGCGGTCACGCATACTTTGTCTAATCGAAATCGTTTAAGTCCATCAATTTGAGCTGCCTGACATTGTTGTCGGGATGCAAACGGTCCAATAGCAATCTTTTCTACAAATTTACCGCTGGTTGTACTAATTGCAATAACCAAGATCCATCCAGCGGTCATTTAGATCTCCTGATTGCGATGTTTGGGATTACGTTTGAATTCGCGTCGTTTGTTTTCGACCGTACGACTGCGGAACGGGCTGTTGTTTTCGAACAACACGCGATGCGCTCGAGTCTTTTGGTACGGTACTTTTACTATCTTTTTCATGATTACATATTTACTGCTTCTTTGTGTATAATAAATCGATACAGTGCATCGCACTCGGTGATAAATTGCCGGCCCACATCCATACTAACATAGTCCATACCTTGCATGCCCTGCTCGCTGTAGCTGATGTCAAGGATAGCATCCGGGCTAAAATCAAAAGTCTTTTCCATGCAGGTAAGGAACGAATGTTTCCATCCCATGTCCGAATAGATCAGGCCATCGTTGTCCACATCCCACTCTGCAGGATCAAAGTAAGCTCGCAGCTCGCCCCAATCACCTTCGTCACTAAGGTAGGCCATACGCACACGATTGATAGTTACCCACTTTTTCTTGCTACTCCAGTAGCCGTTGCCTGCGGTTCGGGTGCGGAAATTTACTTTGCGATCGAACATTACGCTGCCTCCGGATAGTATTCTAGCATAACAATTTGGAACGGAATAGTGTCTCCGTATTCCTGCTTCATCCACTCAATATTTTGCTCTGCAGCCGCTTGGGTGTCGTAGGCTCGTACATTGCTCCAGTCTGGGTTCTGCCCCTCGTCGGCCATGTCAATCTGCACTACATACAAAACTTTCATTCGGATGCCTCCAGTTCGCGGATTTGTTCTGCAACTTTACGGCGCTGCTCATCGATGAGAGCATTGGATTCTTCGTCGAGCTCGCCTGCGATTTCATCCAAGTGGATTAATTCGTTGTACAAACAATCAAGCAAGGTAACATCAGACATATTATTTTGCATCCATAATGTAAGTAAACAGAACAAACTTGGCACGGTTAAGCAACTGACGCTGATCCTCAATTACATTAAAGTCCGGCTGCTCGTAAGCCATCATTTCCTGTGCGTCCGACATCATCGATGCAACAACCATTGCCGGGCCGCTCAGTTTGAAAGTGATGCTGGACTCTACTGCTTCGCGCATCTGCGCTTCGGTGCAGCCATACATACGAACTTCACGCTTTTCTTGTTCGGTCAGTGCATTGTAGATTGCTGTAGTCATTTCGTGCGCTCCTTATTAGTTACTGTACAAACATTATAGCAAAATGGGTCTTTTTGGTCTACCAAAAATTATGTTGCAACTTTAACAATGTTGCTAGAACCATAATAGTTAACATAACGCGGACCATGTTCGCCGTGTCGCAGAAGCCACCGCCTTGCTTCTTCCACTGTTGCTGCTTCAACAATGATCATGCTGCGATCAGTTTGGCTATATTCTACTTGGAAGATATGATAGACTTTTGGAGTGTTAAGTTTGGACATTTTTGGCTCCTTTCTTCTACTGTAGTTACAGTATAGCAAATAGGGCCTTTTTGGTCTATCAAAATTATGTTGCTAATTTAACAACAAGTCCTATTGTATAAATCGCAAGAAGTGTTGCATTAATTGTAATAAGACTCCACTCGCGCCATTTAATTGCTACAATGAGCCACAAAAAAGCCCCTACATTGAGTAGGGCCGGGCCTAGCGGGTAAATGTTAATACTAGTGCAAATGGCACCTGCAATAGTTACAAAAGTTGCAAGCCACTTGAGATAAAATGTCATGTCCTTAATCATGCCACTATTGTAGCAAACGGGATCTTTTTGGTCAACCGTTTATTTTTATATAAAAGTCGGGCTTGAGTCTACTCTTAACATTTTCGTAATGCGGAAAGAACACTTGGTCCTTAGCAGTAGGGCACATTCTGCATAATGTGTCATGCGGTTTTCCAAAGTTATCTACCCACAACTGCAACTCTTTATCTGTGCAGTCAAGTGACAAACCTGAATTTAAATACGGTTGCCAATCTGTGTCATCTAGTTGACCGTGGTCTTTCAACACCCGATGCAACACGCCAACACTGGAACATTTGTATAATTTTCCATCTTCGAGTAATGGACATATTTGTTGATTGCAAATTTTAAATGCTTCAACTGAGTCATTGTTATACGGTTTCATTGACCCATACTCGCCACGATATGTTTTCATAAAAGTAGGCACTCGGGCTATTTCCAAATCTAAAATATGTTTTTGGTTGAAATACTTCCCGTTGATTGATTCCCATTTAAATTTTTTCAGAATAGTATCCATCATATCAACAAAATACGGTTCTCCTGGTTGGTGCTCGGTCACCTTGAGATACATCATTCCGTATTCTTCCATGCAATCCAATATCCAAGTGTTTTTATGAAATAGTTGTCCATTTGTTAATATCATCAGAGTCACATAAGGATAGTTTGTTTTAAATTCTCTAACCCAAGTTTCCAATTCAGGATTCAAAAAAGGTTCGCCGCCGATCAGACTGAAACAATCAACACGCATACGATCAAACAGTTTATCAAACCACGGTTGTGCTGTTTTCCATTTAACATAACCGCCAGTCATACCATAATCGCTATAGTTTGTACACCAACGGCACGACAAAGTACATGCATAGGTTACCATGGTTTCAATCAAGGCTATTCTGGGCAAATGCTCGGTGGCCTTCAAGTAATCGTCGGCACATAAATATTGTTTCATAAAATCTTTCTATGCATTTTCAAATAACCGGAGACAGTTGGAGCCAAGGCGAATGGAATGGAGATCCAACAGACTACAAAATTGTTCATCAAGGAATACAACAATATTTAATTGATAGTGGACACACTGTGATAAATGTAGGACAGGGCGGTTTCAATAATATCGAAAGTCTTGATGCCGTACAAAACTGCAACTTCGATCATTTAATATTTTTTTACACCGACCCGCTAAGGCAAGCATCTGAGTTAGAGATTCAACTTGATTTGCCCTTTACTATAATAGAGAATCACAGAAACTATGTACACAATAGATTGGTACAGATTAAGTCAGCCCGTCATTGCAAAATTACTGTAATTGGTGGCTGCGCAAAATATTTAGGATCATACCAACATCTTGATTATGTAGTTCCTAGTATTACTGAATTGCTAGTTTTAAATTACAAAGACAGCGAATATATGACTAGCAGAGAATGGGAAACATATTTTTTTAAACATCAAAAAAAATATTCTGTTGAGCAAAAGAAGCAATGGCTAACTGTAATGTCCCAAGCAGGAATAAAATACGAAACCTGGAACAATAATAAAAATCTATTTTGGCCCGACGGACTGCATGTTAACAGACATGGAGCCAAATTATTATACGATCATCTACTCAAATTATGGGTTAATGAATAGTCAAGTCTTCGTTAAATTGGGATAAATCAATCACTCCCAAAATCTTCATTATCTTGGCAATATTTTTTGGTGGTTTGTCGGGTGGAAATTCGGGGATAAATGCAAACTTTAAATTACCGTCTGCATCGAAGACAAACCCATAATCTTCTTCCCCGATTTCATCTTGATAGTCAAATGCTTCTTCTACTTCAATCTCGGCTCGTTTGGTCATCGTAGCCTCCTGTTCTACCAGTATTTATTGAATTACTTGAACAGGATAAGTGCCATAAGAACTGCTTGAATAACAAATCCCAATCCAATAGTAACAATGTTTAGTAAGTCTTTGAGAATAACTGCACGACCGAACAACAGTACAAGTCCTAGCCACATAAACAATACAACGTCAACACTAGGAGTAGTGTCTGTTAATCCAGTTAATAGGGCCAGCAGCGTGGGGACGGTAGCAGCATGTAGTGCAATAGCAGCTAACCATCCCATGGTTTCTGCAGAGATTTTACTAAAGTGAGTAGAGAAAAACTCTATTACACTTTGTTTGATACGTTCAAAATCAATTTTTTTTGAGGATTCCATTTTTGCTGTTGATCTAAGTTTAGGTGTTGAAGTTAATATTGGCATATACACTATCCTGCTTAACTACCATAAAAAATATGGCGTCCAATTTTGGCTATAGGTTTTTTGCCCCACCCTGGTTGAACATAGTCAGCATGATAATACATTGCATTTTTGAGACTAGGCAGTCTAAATCCTTCTAATAATACTTTTTTAGCAACTTCGGCACTTTCGTTATACAACGGTTGATAAACTGGTTTGACTCTATGGGTACCATCACAGTACCACGAGAATTGACAAACCACTTTTGAATAAACAACATTTTTTTGATATACCACTGCGCAAATGTCATTGGGGAACTGGCTATTGTTAGCGCGATTGATTGTAACTTGAGCCACAGCAACTTTTCCTTCAAACGGTTCGCTGGCAGCTTCCCAATAAATGTTCTGCGTAAGGCATCGTAACTGACGAGCTCGTTCTTCTCCAGTTACTGGCCGCATAGCAGACATCTCGGCCTTCGCGGCCTCGAGTGATGCAAATTTGTTTTTGGTGACCTCTACCAAGGCGTATGTGGCTAACCACATACCAAAAACGATTGATACAAATTTTGCAACGTTAGGCAAATATTGTCTCATCTATTTTTCCCTCCTTCTTAAGGTTGTAGTTTTATATAACTCTGTAATTTTAGAGAAAACAACTGCTTTAACCCCATAATAATGGTATATTATAGCACTTTTTCTGATTTTTTACAAGTTATATGTGTAGTTTATGGACTGATTATCCAGCAATTACATCCGAACTACCTGATGCGGTATCACCGCAACTTGCTGCGTCGCCGGCTCGGACAATACCAATGCCGCCGGCAATTACGGTACCGCTACCGGCGACCATCGTTGGACTAGCATGGGGTTGATCTCCGTGCCCGGCCACAGCGTCGCCGATAATACTTACCGGAGATCCGTTAACAACAACCGACGGAACACCTGGTCCGAGAATGGTCCCGCCAGCACTGTCAACCCCAACTCTACTTACGCCAGGCATCAGGTAATGATACTTCCTCTGGTAACCGGTTCAATTCCGGTTGTGGTTTTGATATAATGTTTTTGCATTGCGTCAATGGCTGGCGCATGCATAATAACATGTTGTTTTTGCAACTGTACACCAACATCAGCATCGGCAGTAAACAGACTCTGAATAAGGCCCATTCCTTGCGGGCTAGGCATCACTGTGCATGGCTTGGAGACTTCAAAACTGTCTGCGTCGACGGTAACAATTCTTGCTACAATTTCATCTCCTGTTACCAGTTTGAAACTTACAATATCCCCTTCGGAATACTTTTTAGATACTAGCATTTTTTACCTTTTCAAAAAATTCTGCAGATTGGGCATTGAGACCGTTAAATCCTCCTGGAATAAGTTCATATCCGTGAAAAATTTGTGGTACACTTCTTAGACCTTTATCTACCAACATCTGCCTCGATTCAGGATCTTTTTCGATATTAACTTCCGTGAACGGAACTCCTTTGCTTTCTAATAATTGTTTTGCCCTGTCGCAAAATGGGCAATTGTTTTTTGAATACACTGTTAACATTATAAACTAAATCCTTTAAATGTGTTGCTATCTACATCTTGTTTTGTACCACCGATTACATAACTACTAATTTCTGTTTCTTGTGGTGCTACTTGTACTTCGGCACCAGCAATCCATTTGGCTGTCCACGGTAGCGGATTTGATCCTGGCTTCATACCACAATTTAACCCTACCGCAGTCATTCTCTTACAAGTTAACCAATCTACATATTGACTCAATAACTGTTCATTAAGACCAATCATCGATCCGTCTTTGAACAAGTAATGTGCCCATGATTTTTCTTGTGCTGCTGCCGCTAAAAACATTTGTTCGCATTCTGCACGAGTCTCTTCTTTAATTGCAGTATAATCAGGATCATCTTGAGGCAATAGTTTTAACAAGGTTTGTGTTGATCCTAGATGAACATTTTCATCTCTCGCAATTAATTTGATAATTTTAGCATTGCCTTCCATTTTCTTCAACTCAGCAAATGCCCAACTGCATGCAAAGCTGACATAGAATCGAATACCTTCTAGAGCATTAACACTGTTCAAACACAGCCACAATTTCTTTTTGAGTTCGTAACGATCGACTGTGATCTTTTTACCGTTAACAATGTGTTCACCAATACCCAACAGGTTGTAATATTGCACTGATTTAATTAGGTCATCATAATATTTTGAGATGTCTTTAGCACAATTTACAATTTCTGCAATGTCAGTTAGTTCATCAAAAACTATACTAGGATCAGAATAAACATTGCGAATAATGTGAGTGTAACTGCGACTATGAATAGTCTCGTTAAACGCCCAGGTTTGAATCCAAGTTTCCAGCTCAGGAATAGTAGCAATGGGCAAGAAAGCAAGATTAGGACTACGGCCTTGAACACTGTCAAGAAGTATTTGTCGCTTAAGATTGCTAGTAAAAATGTGTTGTTCATGTTCTGTTAGTTCTTTGAAGTCTTTGGCATCTCGAAGTACGTCTACTTCTTCTGGACGCCAGAAGAAGCCTAATTGTTTGTCGGTTAGTTTATCAAACTGTCTATACTTTAGTGTATCGTACCGTTGTATTGGTTGTGCTCCAGACTCGTCTAAAAATGCCAACGATTCGGTATGCTTATTCTTATTATTAATGTTAAATACGCTCATTGTATTTGATCCTTGTTTATTTTTATTTGTTTAAATGTGTAACTGTCGTTGAAACGGTTTAGCGTGTAATTGCCACTCTGGATTAAAGACTTCGCCCGGAGGAACTCCTAGAACTGTTCTTCGTATGTCTATTAGGAAAATTACACGATATTCATCAGTAAAATTGTGTGCGCTATGCACTAGTTGCCCATCAATAGCAAAAATATCGTCCCATTTTTTTTCTTCGCCGAACACTTCTAAAAACACATCGCCGGTGGGTACTATCAACGGGATATGTATTCTTAAAAAATCATTATCTCTATTTTCAGGATCTGTATGACGTGGTATGCTGCTTTGTGGGCTTAAAATGCTGTAAGTAGCTAATGCACAGTCATTACCGTATTTTTTGGCCAACTTGTACGCCGTTGGAAATTTTAATCCAAACTTTGGGGTGACTGTGTTAACGGTATTCAATCTAGGATGCTGATAGCAAAACCATAGAGATTTCCAGTATGAAAGACGAGGCATCGTTTCTTCAATGGTATCTCTTTGATCCGGCATTTCCATGATATTTCTAGTTTCTATCGCTTCCTTTACTGTTGAGAATCCTTGTAAAAAATCATTTTTTAGACCCTCGCGAATACTGTCTAGATATTCAGCAGTTTTTTCAAATTCTTTCCTGGACCAAAATCTTTTTGGTACTCCTGCCGACTGATAATCATACAGATCGAGGCTGTTATGACCTTCGGGATTAATAGGCGAGAGTGTCCAAAAATCAATTGTTTCCATTTTTAAATTACGCAACTATCGCAGTCGTCTTGGTCGTTGTATTGCTGTTCGACTTCTGTTGTTTTTGACTCTACCAACTTGTCTATATTAATTTCACCTTGTCCATCAAATGTGTTAAAGTAGTACAATTGCTTTAGACCAAACTTGTAACACATCAAAAGATGCTGTAACATTTCACTCATTGGAATTTTTTCGTCGTCGTAGTATTGTGGATTGTAGGAAGTATTTACACTAATACCTTGATCGATATATTTTTGCAGCACCGCACATAGTTTAAGATACCCCTCAGGGCTTACTTGATCCCACAGAAGTTCGTACTTGTTTTTTAGTCTACGATACTCAGGTACCACTTGACGCAATGCACCATGTTTACTTTGTTTGACCGACACATAACTACGTGGGGGCTCAATTCCATTAGTAGCGTTACTAATTTGCGCACTAGTTTCTGCAGGCATTAGTGCCATTAGTGTAGCATTACGCTGACCTGTACGCTGGATTTGTTCGCGTAGTGATTGCCAAGGCATACGCTCCTGGTAGGGCACCAATTCATCCACGTCGCGTTTACGTGTGTCAATGGGTAGTACACCCTTTGCACTCTTTAGATCTTTCCAACGAGTACAAGCACCTTGTTCTTCTGCGAGGTCTGCAGAAGCTTTGATCAAATAATATGACCAAGCCTCTGCATACTCGTCAACTAGAGCTAGTGCTCGAGGATCACTATAACTAACATCATTCTTAGCTAGGAAGTAGGCAAAATTGATAATACCGACCCCAATTGGCCTAAATTCTTCTGTAGCTAATCTTGCTGCAAGAATTGGATAGTTCTGGTAACTTAACAGAGCGTCCAATCCACGGACTGCCAACTTACACATCTTCTCGAAGTCATGTGGGCTTTTTACATTGCCCCAATTGATCGCTGATAAAGTACACAGGGCGATCCTACCATCCTCGTCG